ATTCCCAAATTAAGTCCTTTTTTCTATGGTTTTGTGGGTTCTCTACCCATTTCTCACCTGTTCTATATATATTATACACGCCATTAAAGGGAAGTTAAATCTGAGAATATATCCAGTACATGCGAAAGATATAAGACAGATACAGTACATACCCGATGTATAGAAATAACACTGCTTTCAAAGGGTTTTTATTCATTCTTAACCTCTCCTGTATATACCCAATACATAACTAATATAATATATACTATATAACAATATAACAGGAACCTTTTCTTATGTTGGGGTGGGTGGATTTTTGATTTGAACCTCGTGCCAGCGCAACAAGCAAATAGTATCCGTGCCTATCCATAAAAATGTAGGTTCGTATTTGTATATATATGTATTTGTTTGTTTATTTACCTAGTGCTAATTCAATAATAGATATATATTGGTCTACTTGATGGGGTGTCATTTCAATCCCCTGCTCCGATAAACTCATGCGCCACTGTAACCTGCGCACCCTATTCATCTTGGGCAACATCTCAAGAACCTCTACATCTAATTGTGAGCCTAAGTTCAATGTAGTAATAGTTTCATTATAAGTATCCCATGCTTCGGAAATATCAATTTCGTTTCCCCATAAGTCCTTCATAACACTATTAAAAATATTTCTATCCATATATTTAACTCCTTATTCTGTAAATCATTATATAATATATCGGGCGATATGCAACCAATTCTTTATAAAAGTTGTGCATAAATTAACAATTTGGTCTAATTAGCTGCGCGGCGCATTAATACGTATAAGTTTATGTGGGGCGTTATATAGATTATCACATAAATTAGATTGTTTATGTACACCCATATATATAAATTGACATCCAGTATTATTCTTTCCAATACCATATGCAACTATACCATCACCAGTAATAGAATGTACTTTATACTTTCCCTTAGATGACATATATGTACGTTCTCCCGTCTCTGGACTCACATAGTAACTACCAGACCCGCCAACGACACGAACACAATCACCTCGTTTCAAATCGCGCCAATCGCGCACTGGCCTCTTACTATAACGCACCTTCCCATATTTATTTGGAAACGCATAATCACATTCTTTACATTGATATGCGCGCGCCCCATTAATAACACCACATTCTGGACATGTTTTTTGACCTTTACCCATATTATTTTACAACCCTATTTAATACATTAATTAATAAGAATACAGTACACGCACCTACTAAATAAAATAACGGTGATTCATCTATATATAAACGATCACTTGCTATTGTTAATAAGACAGTAGTTACTATATTACCTGCTGTTAATAAACTATTTTCGCTTTTCATAAAATCTCCTAATTTCACTGGCTATACACAAAATACTACACCCAGACGGGATAAGCTAATACACCTACCTACCTAGACGCATAATACATTATAACATACTATCGTCCATTGTCAAACATATTCTTTAATAAAAATGGAAGTTTTTTCACTGGCAGACCCCAGTATACTACGACCTTATGGGCTTGGCAGCGACAAAATCCGCTGGCTGTATACAATTTACTACAACCCGGCAGGATAAGCCGCGACAACCCATTTTTCACTGGCTGTATACAATTTACTACAACCGGAGAAGTTGACGTAGTACACCCCCTATCCAAGGGGAAAATGACCCCCCCAACAGAGGGGTATCGCACCACCCAAAAGAGGGGGAGAATCTTAATGATACTAAGTCTCAATACGAATCCTTAATGATACTGAGACTCAATATCAACAACGTAACTATCAATCATAAATACTCATGTCCATATATAGTAATTCACATATGTACATTATAACATACATCGACATATACGCAAGGATTCTTTACATAAATATTAACAAACCACAATATATAGTAGTTGGTTTTATTGGTTTTGGCATGGTTTATGCCCCCTTGAAGCCCCCTCGGCCCTGCCATTTTGGCAGGCCACTGTGACAGCCTCAGCCAGCCGCCCGAAGACGGCCAGCCTCAGCCTACCACAACACTATGCCGCTATCGCTAATTTTTCAGCCGCTATGACATACCTATCCTTGCTTGCAAGCAACACGCGGTCGTATGGCGCGATTGTGTCACCCTTGCGGGTTCGACGTGTCGCATCATGCTGTGCATGTCCTTGAACAGCGTTGTATGCTTCCCATGCACTAACACGGAAACCACTGCCCATAGCAGGACGGCCAGATTGCCATCTCTCACGTTGAACACGTCGGAAAATGTCTTCCGTGCGAGTCTTGTGAATAGTCTTAGCGCGGCCATCCTCTACAGGAATTTCACCGTAAACAGAATCAAGAAAATCAGCCAACGCAACCTCACGGGATTCCATGTGCTTGATTACATCTGTGAGTGTAGTCCAACTATCACCTAAGCGGTTGAACGTGGCAATTAGGTCATCCATCTTAGAACGCAGCGAGCGAGTGTGACGGATGGAAACAGACGTACCCTCAACAGTACGCATCATTTGCAGATTAGCACATAAGTCACGGAATGTGCCAAGCGTTGCATTGCACGACTCTTTATCAAACCCAAAGCCAATATAAATGCGAGGCGAAACATTATCCTCAGTACCCATAACAGCAACACGATGGTCGTCAGTTGGGGCAACGGATACATAATGCCCATTCTTAAAATGACACTTTAAGTTTACATCGCCGTCAAAGATATTTGCGGCGGCTTCCACCAACGCACAAACATCGTCAGACGTATGCGGAACATAACGGTCAGAGATTGAACCGCTACCAATATAACCGCCAGTATCATCACGGAATAATCCGTACCACGGCGTATAGTGATTATCCGCGCCAGACAATGGAAGTTTCATAACTTCAAAATCAAAAGCGTTGCGAACAGTTTCAGCGATTTCATTAAATTTTACGTTCATAATAGAACTCCTACAAAAGTGTTGTGACTACAGTATTAATTATACCATACAATTAACCGTTGTCAAATTTTTTCTTCCAACATGGGTCACATAATCCAGATAATAATAACTCACGTTCCCACGCTTCAAGATACGGAAACGCATCCTGAATTGCTACGTTATCATCTTCGCGCCATGCAACTAAGTCGGGTGTATCAACAGTGAAGCAATATTCTGTATCACATTCACGGCATGTCACCTGAAACTCCGTGTTGGAGCCGCAATCAATTTCTTTCCAGTCAAACATCCAAACCATTTCATTCTCCTTTACTACCAGTATACTATAATTATCGGCCATGTCAAGCAAAAACTTTAGATAATTCCTGACTTTTTTTTAAATACCCCGACGACTGGGGGGTATGGGCAAGCCCCCTTCAAGCCCCCTCCGCGCACCCCCCACGCTGGGGGTAAGGGAATAGCAAAAAAAATGCCGGCCATAGGCACACTACCTACAACCGGCGAAAAAAAACTGGGACAGTCCAAAGCCTGCATATGCGGCAACCTCTGAGCAATGGACTAAGTTCACTGGATTGCTAGCTAGTCCCAATTATTGCATTAGCTAATTTTCAAGCCAATCATCCGACCATCATAGAACGCTTTGGTATCGCCTGACTTGAGTTCAACCGTCACCAGATTCTTGGAACGGTGTCCCTTAATCTGACCATATCGCAGCGTTTGGTTGCTAACCGGATTCTTTTCTAAGTCGCGAATTTCCACGACCTGACCAGAATAACCTTCAGCTTTACTTGCATAGTCTTTGGCTAACATCCCGCCAATAAGCGAAGGATTTGAACCCTTTAAATATGTAAAGCTAACTGTATTTCCAATTTTCATAATAATCATCTCCTATTCAAAAGCAATATATAAGTGGTTTGCTGGTAGTACGTCATCCTCGTATGTTTCCATCAATTCAGTACGACCATAAAATTCATTTGAATTGGCTTCATAGATTGTAACGTCTTGGTCAAGCCGTTCATCGTTATCATCTAAGCTATTCAAAAATGTTTTTAGGTCACGATACTTCATCACCAAATACTCCACCTATTATACAATACAAAATTAATAACAACGCTAGTTCAATCATATAGAACCCCTATTAAATAACCATACCTTTACCCCCTTTTTTCCTTGAATATGAACCTTTTCCTTTTAAGGCCTTCAATGCTACAGAAGCGTCGGAGCCTTTGGGTTGTGTTCCGTGTAACAGTAGTGCGAAACTGTCATCTCGTAGCGATGGCTTCGCTGCGTGTGTATCGTCGTGGTCAATCGCCAATCCTAATTCTTCCGCTTCCGCTTCACTGAATACAACCTTAGCGAAACGTAAATTGAACTGGTCAATCATATGGTCGTCACGTCCACCGTATGAGGCGGTCAAAACAAAATTGTGCAAGATAGGAAATTCGTTGACACTCAACCAGAATCGTAATGATTTGGTATAGGCATAGAATAACGTATTAGGATTATTCAATGCGACTGCATACCATGCGTGCATATATTCTTCGTTAAAGAAATCGCCTGCAACGTGGATGCGTACAATGCCTGCATCTTTAGGTAGTGAGTCATCAATCATATAGAACATATCATTGTGGTGCAAGTTGCGCAATAGGTCGAAATTGTGCTTGCGTGAATTGTATACATTAGTATACTGTACTTCTTGCGACGCTGAAAAGCAACGGAATTCTGTATGTTTACCGTCACGGATTTTACGTTTGCCGTTGTCCTGCACGACTGCCTTAGACAAGCATTTTTCTGCGTATGGGCATGAGTAGCCACTGAGTAAATCAAGCGAATAGATTTTACGCTTGTCAGTCAGATACTCTGCAAGTTCTGCATCGTTGGCAAGTGCTTGTGTTTTGGCGTTGGCGTTTGAGAATTTTAACATAGTGTATCCTTTAGTGTGTGTGGTTTACTCTCTCATTATAATATATTATCGGCATATGTCAAGCAGAAACTTCAACATTTTCTGAGAAATATTCCCTAGTAAATATAGCTTCTACATTCTTCCAACCTCTGCCGCATGATAGATAGGCATACTCTGACCAATCTTGCGGTTCGTGGTCTTCTGTGTTAACGAATGTTTTATACTTAAATGGATTGTAGGTAACGTCAAAACTGACAACGGGAACGGGAACACTGTCAACCATATAGCCGGATAATCCCGCGTGAACATTCTTAACACCTGATTTTATTACACGCTTGCGGCCTGCCGGTTGTACTAGATAACGAACGTCACGCAAACAGATATTTTTGTGATGCTCTACGCGGTTGCCCGATTGCCTGACACTCCATATTTTTCTATGAAGATTGTAATAAACGTATACTCTGCGGTTGCGGTCAATCATATTTTTTCCTTGTGTGTGATATAATACTAGTATACTATAGTATCGACCAAAGTCAAGCAAAAACTTTAGAAAAAAGCCGGATATTTTGAGAAACCACCCCTTCGGGGGGTGCGGCAAGCCCCCTTGGCCTGCCATTTTGGCACGTCATTTTGTCAGTATATTGCTTTTGGCGGCGTGGCCGTAGGAGGTAACAGCCACCACCGCCCCAAGCAAACAACCCACAAAGTGGAGGCCTAGCTAATCTGAGGGTCGATCATCTTGCTATAGCTAAGATTACGAACCTTTCCAGATTCAGCTCGCACGGTTGCATACAGCCCGTTAGCACCTGAGCTAACTTTTTCGACTGTGCCGGTGTGACGCTTCAAAATGTTGCGTCTTCCGTGCTTTGGATACTTGCAAGAAATTTCGTCGCCCTTGCGTAGCGAGAGTAGAGAATTTGTAAACATGTGTTTACCCCTTTGATAAAAGTTGCTCGACTTGTTTGAAGCCAACCGTTGACTTCTTACCTTTTTTCTCCACGACTACGCCGTCGTTAGAGATGGATACTACTGTACCCTGCGGGAGTTTGGTGCCGACTCCCACAATCGGCTTCAGTGTGTTACTCATCAGTAACCTCCTGTTCTTCTTTTTCTGCGGCTTTACGAGCCTGTTCTTCGTCGTAGTTGTTTAGGTCAGTGCTTAGTTCTTTAACCAATGCACGAGCCTTGTCGAGTGGCAACGTCACGACTAAGTGATGCTCTAAACCGTCAGACGCATAGTCATTGAACTTTAGTTCTACGTTGCCTGACCAGCCGGAAACGTAAGTGTTGATGTAAAGTTCGTTGCCGTAGTCCAAAGCAATTTTCTCTGTTTTTTGAATCTTCATGTGATTCTCCTTGTGAAAGTTGTTGTTTGTTATACTCTAAGTATACTATATATATCGTCAATGTCAAGTGGAAACTTTAATTTATTTTTTATATTTGATGTAATACTTGACGTAGGATTTCCAGTCCATTACTTTTCTCCTTAATTTTTTACCACCAACTCGAATAAATTACTTTATATCCCTGTTTGATTGCCGCACGAGCTTTAACGATAAACTCACGGTCTTGCTCTAGATAATGGTCGTCTGCATCCTGACCAAAGAAAAATCCAAAGGTTTCCGGTAGGTCTGCTCCATCAATGCTGGCCTCAAGAGCTTCTAAGTCTCCAAGTGTTAATTCTAAATCAACACAGTTAAATTCTTCACCTCCACCCTTCTCCCTGTAGAGTTCCTCCATCCATCCTTGTAGGTTTGGATGTTTACGCCAGTAGGCTAACTCCATCTCATCTTCATAGAATGTGAACCCTTCTTCGTCTGTCTTTGCCTCGCCTTTGCGTGCTACTCCGTATTGGTCTAGTCCCATGACTTCTCCTTTAATTGGTTAGTGTTGTTTACTCTTTTATTATACTATTATAATCGTCAATGTCAAGCCAGAACTTTAACTTTTTTCCGGTTTTTTCGCTGGCTATCAACTAACAACTATCCCTGACGGGATTGGAAAAGACAGAGCAGGATGGCAGGCCATTCCATCTGCATCGTAGTATGCTGCGTCCTTTTTTAAGTTCACAAGGAACCGGAGTTGACTTACGCCTCAATGCACCCCTGAACCGTCTTACCGATTCTGTCCTTACGTAATGGCTACAAAGGCCTTAAAGGGGCTGATGTCTTATGCTTTAATTATATTATATAAATCGGCATTGTCAAGCGAGAACTTTAGAAAAATCCAGATTATTTTTTAGAAACCCGCCGATTGGGGGGTGAGGTCAAGCCCGCTTTTTCGCTGGGTATCACATTGACACTATACCGGGAAAGATAAGGCAGGACGCACCCCTCCACGGTGGGGGTAGGTGTTTTGGCGGCTTGCAGGGGATTTGCACCCCTGACCGATTGCACTGAACTCGGCGGGACTAAGCTGTCCCAGTGTATCCACCGATTTGGTTAACCGCTCCTCGGAGCATCCTCGGTTTCGTGTCGTTCACGGATCAGTGGCTTATCAACCGGCGCCAATTACTGTGCCAAGCCATTTATGTTTTAAGTATACTATAATAATCGGCAATGTCAAGAGAAAACTTTGGGAAATTTCCAAAATAAAAAGAAAAAACTTTTCCCCCTCCATTAGGGGGTTTGTCAAGGGGGCTTGGCCGGCCTGATTTGTCAACCCCTAAATGTCAATTTTTGCCAAATACTACGCTTTTTCTTATTAGCCTTTTCGGCTTCTATTCTCCGGCGTTCAATATTTTCTAAGCGTTGAAAATATCTTGCAACTTCTACAGCATGTCGTCGTCTCATTCTCACCCTATTAACTCCTCTAATTCCTTTGCCTCTGTTTCAGCCTTGAGCATCTCATAGGTCATGAACATTACAGACGATAAGATTGTGCTATGTGCAACAATCTCAGCAGTGTCGTCAGTCTCGAACCAACTGCGAGCCATTTCAACAGCAAGAGCTGAAAGCGTTTCGCCTGTCTCGCGGTTATCCGCTAGGAACTTCCCGCAGTAGTGTGTCGGGTCGTTCTGCATAGCCTTCTCAATAACAGCCAGCATTGTTACATCTTTAATTTGTGGAAAAGCCATTGCCTACCATCCTTTCAAATAATTGGCACGTTGTGCCTGTCTAGTACGTTGTCGTTTTGGGCGATTGTCATGATAACCTGAGCCGGTGGTGTGATTTTTGTGTCCTATTGACACCTTTATATCTTCGGCTTTGATTGTCATTTTAATATGCTTCTTCATCTGTGAACATCCACCCCAATATTGCTATGATTATAATTAACTCTATCAAATTCTACTCCATGAAGTCATCGCTGTCAAGGATACCGCCACGAATCAACCCGTTGCAAAACGATTGCTCGTTTTTGTACTGCATGTCAGGGTCTACGTCGTAATCGAATTCGCCTCTCTCCGCATACTCAGCGGCGTACTTAGCGACACGTTTCGCTTTCTCGGCTTGAATACGTTGGTATTCTAAATTCGGTTCTACTTCACGCTCGTAGACTTCCTGAATACGGTCAAGCGTCCGACCACCTTCACGGTCGTCGTGGTAACGCTCTGGCAACAGGTCGTTAGGAATCCAAAGGCATTCCATCGTGGCGGTTTCCAAATCAGCTAACATTTGTTTAGTTTTATCGTTCATAATTTTCCTTTCGTTATGTCTACATTATACCATAAAGTTGGCCGGTTGTCAAGAGGAAAACCGGATTTTTTGCAAAGTTTTTTATTGGGCGTTCATAACCTCCGCACCAAGTAAACCAACCAAGCAAGCACTAACAAGTAAAACAAAAAACGTCATATCAATCTCCTTTATTCTATTATATATTATCGGCACGGTCAAGCCCAAACCTTTAACAATTCCAGAAAAAAGATAGATTATTTCTTAATGAGACTAAGTCTCAACAAGCGCCGCCAAGCCCCCTTGGCCTGCCATTTTGGCAGTCTGGGATTCAGTGGCTCTTAACCCTAGCCGATTGGCTCCAGTTCCCCCTGCGGGTTAGCCCCAATAATCAGGGTCATCGAAAACCATATAAAGGTCATTCGGCAAATCCATAATGGGTTCGTGGTCAGCTTGGAACGCCTCCCACTGTGCCTGAGCGATTTCGGCCATCTCGACCTCGTACTGCTCGGCCTCCCATTCGGCCTGTGCGTTGTACAGGTCAGCGGCGGTCAGTTCGTCGGATTGGATGGTTACGTCGAATTTAGAAATCATAATCAAAAGCCTTTCAAAGTGTTGTGTAAGACGCCCCGCTAGGCGGGGAACCAATTCCAGCGGAGTCGTACCAACTGGATTGTAACGTCTTTGTTCAGTCCCAAACGTCGCAACAGTCAACGTCAACCACGCCGACCATGTCCATCGTCTCATCGACGAACGACCCGCGATAATCGGGGTTCCAAGGGACATGGACGACGACCCTGTTCATCGCCTCATCGAGGTCTAGCACCTCAATGGAATCACGCTCGGGATGAATCCCGTTGGCGTGAGCGGCGGCGTTGGCGGCGGTGTCGAAGTAGATTTCAAAATGCATTTGATTTTTCCTAAAAGGTTCGTTGTTTGTTATGCCTACATTATAACATAATAATCGGCAAATGTCAATAGTATTCTTTAATTAATTAAGAAATAATACCATTTATTTTGGCGTACTTAATCATGGCATTCCAACGCATGGCGCTCACCCTGTTAGGTCGCGCTGTGCTGTATTGGATATAATTTGTAAATTGTGTTAGTGTCATGCCTCTATTATATATATATCGGCTAAAAAGTCAATAGCTCTTGAGCATAAAACCAGAAAAAAGTCAAAGTATTTTCTTATTGAGAATCAGTCTCAATAGTCGCGCCGAGGGGGCTTCAACTGCCATTTTGACAGTCTCAGCTCTACCCGTCTGTTTTAGCTAAGACTTCCATTCCTCGCCTTCTTCAACCGGCTTCTTGATTGGCATAACCTTAACATCATATCGACCGTTGCCAATTCCGCCTAAACTCTTAACGGTTATATTGTTACCCTCTTGCTCAACCCATAGCGTAACAACTAGGTCATCAAATAGGTCTCGCACTTCCACGACTCCAAACTCAATGCTTCCATCGAATCTCATATCCTTGCCGTTCATTTTCCATTGTGGAATCATATTTCTTCCCCTTCATTATCAGACCAAGACCAACCAGTCCAATCGCCATCGCTTGGCGGTGCTAAATCCCAGAGACCGCCGCCCTCAGTCGCACTAACTACATGCGGCTCAATCTCGTGAATGTTGAACGTCCCGAACTCGTGAGCGAATCCCATAACAAATCCGAACATATCACCGTTATCATCAACCGGCTCAAGTTGCCAGTATTCCCAACCATTTTTTAGTAAGTACCAACCGTGAACGTCCCACTCATTGCCAGCGTTGTCGTATACCTTGCGTGTTGTTTTTGCTTTTAACATTATACTTCATCCTCCCATAGGGTAAAACAATTTCTAGCCTCACCAGCCGATAATACCTGATAGCATACGCCTGTATCACTGATAGATATACTAAACAAACGCTCATCACCCTGAAACAGGTCGATAGTACGCAAACCCTTTTCGGGTATTGTGTCTAGCTCGAAGGTACACGTTCCTTCTTCGTGATTAGTAACATCGCCAACATTCTCATAACTAACGTGGTTCGTTGGATAGTTTCTAGTTTTGCTCATTTTATTTCCTTTCGTCTTATACTAATATTTTACCATAGCTTTACTCAATGTCAAATTGTTTTTATTGAGAATCTTCCTTCTAATCCTCTTAGACCGTGTTGGTCGTGCAACACGTCGAAAGCTTCTTGTGACCTATTCCACTCATCAACTGTCATTCCAAACAGCTCATGGATTGGAGTGTCAACACGTTTATCAACTTGGTTTTCGTTTTGGTTTTGGTTTTCGTTAATCATAATTTACCTTTCGTTTAACTTCTTAACTATATATATTATCGTCTATAGGTGTGACACGTTTGGTCACTCACTCAACATTTTTTCAAAATTTATACGATTTTATTCCACTGCTTAATTATGTAATCTAGTTTGCCTTGATTCTGAATTCCGCCGATTGCGGAACTAGTCGAACCAATCCAAGTACAGATAGCATACTTGCCGGTTGTGTAACACTTCACCATGTAAATCAGTCCGGTGCGTGTGTGCTTCTTGCGTAGTTGTTTGTATGGTGTGTAGCTCATAATCTTTCCTTCTATTATTATTATCGGCGTTTGCCGGTTGAGAGTTTAACCTTTTCTCTCACTTTCTTATAATAGATTGTACCATAACCCCGTGACACGTTTGGTCACTAACATAGCATTTTTTCAAAATAAGTTTACTTTTATTCTGAATACCCACCTCTTCGGGGGGTGCAGCGAGCCCCCTTGGCCTGCCATTTTGGCATGTCATTTTGTGCCGGTCGAGTTGTAGAAAAAAACCGGCCAGCGGTACGCCACCCGCCAGCCGGCCAACGAAAGGAATTTCTACCTAGTGGCTATGACAATCCAGCCAGCGAAGCACGCCCAAGAACCAGCCAAAGCCCAAAACAAGTATTCATTAAATTTTTCTTTCATTATACACACTCCATATTATATTCGTGTTCTGCTTGTCCGTAATCCTCGCAATTAAACACGGGGATGCCGTCAACAATTACTTCGTAAACTTCGCAATGTCTATTGCGTACCAACTCAACTAGTCGGCCATTGTCATCAGCTTCTGATTTATATATTACAAAATCCATTTTTTATTCCTCCTCGTACTCTGTGTACTCATCAACAAAGTCAAACCAGTCACCCGCGTCTCGCACAGGATGATTGTCCTGCTCTTGCGGGTCATATCCGCCGTTAATAATGCCTTCTTGAAAAGCGTCGAAGTTGTCAGATAAATAGCTCATAATTTTTTCCTTTCGTTTATGATGCTTTCATTATACTATAATCATCGTCATTGTCAAGAGCAAACTTCAGTTTTTTCTGAATTCTTTTCCAACCCCTAAGTATCCTGATTCGTCGTAGTGTTCTAGGATACCGTGCATCTTTTCATCTAAGAAGTCGTTGCCGTACTTGTCACTTACTGCCATAATCCAATCCCAACATTGCTGATTGCTTTCGCCATCATAGCCTAGCGCCAATGAGATTCGGGTCAGTGTGTCTTGCATGTAAGTCGGTGATTCTGTATTTGGTAAACTCATTTTATTTCCTTTGTTATTAATTATATCGACATTATAACATAGAAACTTTAATTTGTCAATAGCTATTACATTATTTTTTGTAAATAAATCAACAATTCTTTTACATACCATCCAATAGCAAAGGCGCCAAACGCGGAGATCATAGCCAAGCCATAAATGCCAAATTCTTTTTTTAGTTCGATTATTTTGTCTAACATGTTATTCCCTTTCGTTAACTGTTATACTTAACTATAACATATATCGGCTAAAAGTCAAGTCCTACATTAATAAAAACTGAAAAAAAACCAAAAAACTTTTCCCCCCTTGATGGGGGGTGCGCCGAGGGGGCTTGAACCTACCCCCCGTTTGGGGGCGCGCCGCATTTTGCTCGGTCTTGCTTTGTTTCTAGTTACCTTAATAGATAACCTAATACATTCTGTTTATCCTGCCACCCATGCGTGCAACGCTTCCGCGTCCCATTTACGCGGGAAGCCTGAAGCATCGCAATCGCTAGGACAACCGCATTGAATCCACACCTTAGCGGAATCAAGTAACTCACCCAGTGGAGCATATGGCGAGTAGTTGAACACCATAGCATTGTCCAGTGGGTCAATCACATAAGCAACGTACTTAGTAAGCATTACATTGCCCTGTGGGTCAAGCTCGACAATCTTGTCGATAGTGAGAGTATGGTCTTCTAGTCCGTAGTCCTCAGACTTGAAAATCGTTTTAACAGCTTCACATTTCATCATAATTTTCCTTTTCGTTATATTCTTATTATACTATATACATCGGCGTTTGTCAAGGGTAATCTTAACTTTTTTTCAAGTTATTTTCCCAAAGAGTAATAAGGACTGGAAACGTGACGATTGAGCAAAGCAGAAATTCAGTAAACATGTTTAACCTTTCATTAATTGTTATACCTATAGTATAGCATAACTTGTTGAATTTGTCAATAGCATATAGGCTATTTTCTGGAAAAAACCCAAGAAACTTTTAATCAAAATCTAGTGAGTTCTTAACCACTCCCCAGTCAAACCAACGGCCTAATTGTGGGCAGAATACGCCCAAGTGATTCCATCGGCACATTGTCGTGAATCTGTCGCCGTCCCAAGTAATGATTGTTTTGATTGATTTGCTTGTCATGTCTAACCTCTTTCATTAATTCTTATACCTTAAGTATAATATATATATCGGCAAAAGTCAATAGATACTTGAGCATTTTCTCAGAATAATCACGTTTATTTCTACCCCACCGATAGGGGGTGCGATGAAGCCCCCTTGACACCCCCCCCATTAGGGTGCCCCTATAGCAGATTGGTTAGGCTAGGACGGTAGGCATCCGTCAATGATACCACCGTGAGCGTCAAGCTCTGCCTGTACTACCTCAACCGGCACGAAACCATAAACGGTATCAGTGTAGTCATCAGTGCCACACAGCTCTGCATAACCCTTTAGGTCTGCTGTCTTAGGTGTAGTGCTAGGGAATCCACACTCAACATGAGTGTACCCATTAGGCGGATTGTCCTCACGAGGCTTACAGTAGTTGAATGAGCTACCCTGTACGCTGATACTGAAGCCATCGCTGCAAGTGATTCTAGGATTGTGAGAGAACATAATTAAAACCTCATAAAAGAATTGTGTTGTGTTGGCCATTGTTATTCTCTTAGGCTTGAGTGGTTATTGTTATAGTGTTAAACCTTCACTCAGGAATAGCATAGCTACCCATCTAACTACCCACCACTATCTACATCGTAGGTAATACCACACTCGTTACAAGTGTGATTGTGGTAACAGTTACCCTTGCGGGTAATCGTCATATCGTACTTACGCCTAACCTCTTGACGTTGGCGCTTGATGCATCCACCTTCTTCAGGGTATTCCATAAAGCAGATAGTTGTTTCATACTCAGTACCACACTCAGCTAAGTGCTTAGTGTATTCTTTTGGTTGTGTCTTCCAACCGTTTGCTGTACCTAGTTGAATCATTTTATTTTCCTTTGTTCGTTGTTTGTTATGCTTTAAGTATACCATAATCATCGGCATTTGTCAAGAGGTATCATTAACTATTTATGATATTTACCAAAGTTTTTTTCCTGTCCCACAATCGCTGTAGGTCATTGAAAACGCAGTTCTTATTGAACTGTCCTAGTTCGTTAGCGTGTTCTGTAACCTTCTTTTCGATGTTACGGTTTACTTTGAACAGTTCTAGTTTAGCTTCGTTGCGTGTCATGTGATTTCCTTTAATCGTTTAATTGTTATACTAGTAGTATATACTAATCATCGTCATTTGTCAATAGCAATCTTAACTTTTTTTGAAATTATTTTCAACTAATACAAAGATAAGAGGAAGCGTGATAATTGTGGATAGTAGAATTTCTGTAAACATCTTATTTCCTTTTGTTGTTTGTTATGTCTCTATTATACATTATCGGCTAGATATGTCAATAGACATTAGACATTTTTTAATAAATAATAAAAGAAATATTATACCCTACTAATAGGGGGTACAATGAAGCCCCCTTTGTACCTGTATATTTGGCATGCCATTCTGACATGTCATCTTGTCAAGGTTATCAAGGGTAGTTTTATCTTAGACTCACCTACTTCTTTCCCTCTCCGGAAATACCGGGGTGGTTCAAACACAATTCACAAAAATATATCAAAATGTATTACCCAAACCTCGCCCCTCACGCCTCTATTTGGCTCTTTTTAAGAGAAAGTTGTGTTTTAAAGGCCTCTAGAGTGTATAATAGTACAGTTAGATTAATAAAGACAACAATTGGAATGATGATATGACAAAGAAACATAAATGCTGTGGCAGGGTTCGCTGTGAGTTGGAGTCAAAGGCTACTGCTGAGCTGCAGGAAGAAGTCAGAGAAGAACTGAATGTTCCTGATAAGAGTATAGCTGAATTACTTAACTCAGAGGATAATACTGAGAATGACAAGAATTAAGTATTCGCCCCACGGTATAGATGGAGCAACAGTAACTAAGAAACGAGCCCGCATCATACTGCAAGGCATAGACTTCTTATTACAAAGAAAAGACTCCCTCGCAATACACCTAGCCAACCCACAACCAATAGGTGGAGCCGTAGGGGTCGAAAATAACTTCATGTACCGAATTGAGCAGGTAGAGCAAGATCAGACTGTAAAAAAGTCAGAGATTGGAATAGGAAAGCTCACTCGGTCAGATGAAGGGCTTGAACTGGTACGCCTAAATACCATAGGTAAACGCGGGGTTGCAAATATGTACTGCCCCGACACATATTTACGTGTTACCACATATATGCCCACCTCTATTATTGATTTATATAATACTGATGGTGAAACTGTAATTGTTTATAACGGAGATGGCTCAATTGAAGCCGTCCCCCTCACACACAACTCATTTTTAGGAAGGCTTGGTTCTGATGAGGTACGATCCGTAACGTATCAGGAAATCATCGACCACTTCCCATTTTACAAGATACCGGAACTTATACAAAGCTTAGAAGAGCAGCTTAAGCTCAAAACCCGACGACTAGACTTAACAAACGATAACGCAACCGTCTCCGCTCCTATTCTCAGAGTAAACCCCGATAAATACTCTGATACAACAAGACCCACTCCCCAACAAGGCATGATCATATACAATCAAGACAGCCAGTCTTTAGAATTTTATGATGGTGAACAATGGAGAGCTTTGGTCTTTCAGTAGGCCCCCATGCATATTCCCAGTAATATGACAGAGGAACAAGTCGTCACGCAGATCAAAATTGTAGTTGATCGCATCTCCCCACGGTATACATTCTATGGATATCAGGTAGACGATATCAAGCAGGAAGCTTTCATTATTTGTATGGAGGCACTCCCTCGCTACGATGAAACCCGCCCACTTGAAAACTTTCTTTCTGTCCACCTATCTAATCGTCTCAAAAACTTTGTACGCGACAATCACTTTACCTCAAAAGACGATGAAAAATCTAAGGTCGTAATGCCCGGCCAACTTAACAATGAGGAATATATACTTGACTCTAAGGAAGAATACATTGAATCCATTGATTATAAGGAAATGCGCCACATTATAGATCTCAAACTCTCCGCCTCCTATAGATCAGACTATATTAAAATAGTAAACGACGTATATGTACCCAAAAAACGTAAAGAGGAAGTACTATTTGTTATACAAACAATATTAGAGGAACATGGTTATGAAAAAGGGTAGACTATCTAACACTGAGGCCCGCTATATTACAGAAAATGCAGGTAAGATATCAGTAGTTGAAATAGCCTCGTATCTGGATCGTGATCCTAACAGCATTGAGTCTTTTATTAAAAAGAAACTCAAAATTGGGTTGTCAGAACTTGAACAGGCGGCTTACGAACTAGAAGACCGGCCCTACTGGGTGGAGCTTGAGGCGCAGTTTAGTAGTGACGAGTTAGAGCTGTTTAAGTACCACTGGGGGCGTATTATCAGCCAGTTTAAGGACGACGTTTTTCCCACGGAAGAGCTGCAGGTGGTGGATGTCATAAAGCTGGAGCTTTTAATGAATAGATGTCTTAAAAACAATAAAAACAATATAGATCAAATTACTGCTTTTGAGGAACTTGTGCAGACGGAACGGGCGGTTGACCCCGACCAACAAGATCGGGATTACATCCTGAATTTAGAGCGTCAAATCAGCTCACTTCGAGCTGCGCAAGAATCCCTCAATAGAGACTACCGAGATCTCCAAACCAAGAAGAGCTCTATGCTCAAGGAAATGAAGGGTACGCGAGAGCAGAGAATTAAGCGTCTGGAGGATTCCAAACAGAGTTTTACGGGCTGGGTGGCTCATCTCATGCAAAATCCAAGCCTGACTAACCAGTATGGGGTGGAAATGGAAAAGATGCGACTAGCTATGGAAAAAGAGAAGGAGAGGCTTAGTGTCTTTCATAAATACGAGGATGGTCAAGTGGATCAACCATTTCTAACGCCAGATACAGTTGAGGATTAATATGGATATTGAAACAAAGAAGTGTGCTAGATGTAGTGAAGAGAAACCAGTAGAAGAGTTTCATGTAAACAAAGCCAGAAAAGATGGGAGGCAGTCAAGTTGCAAACAGTGCTACAAGGAGAGCTACAACTATAACAAGAGCTACCATCAAACATACTACCAGAAGAACAAAGAGAAGCTGGTTAAGTATCAACTGGAGTACAATAAGGAATACCAAAAGGAGTACCGGAAGAGACCACATGTGAGGGTATATAGACTTCAAGCCAAAAGAATGAGGCGTTTGATTAAAGATGCTGGGAAAAAGAAATCTCTTAAGACCACTAAGTATCTAGGATGTAACGTCCGTGAGCTTATGAGTCATTTGGAAAATCAGTGGAGTCCGGGCATGAGCTGGGACAACTACGGTACACATGGCTGGCATATAGATCACATACGCCCCTGTGCGTCATTTGACCTATCTGATGAGGAACAGCAAAAAATATGTTTTCACTATACAAATTTGCAGCCGCTATGGGCGGAGGATAATCTAAAAAAATCTAAGAAATGGGAAGAGGAACAATGAAGGCACTAATATTTGGCGTAACCGGACAGGATGGAAGCCATCTCGCGGATTTACTATTATCAAAAGATTATCAAGTAGTGGGCGTGGCTAGAAGAAGCAGCGTAGACACCACGGAGAGAATCAAGCATCTAGAAGATGATCCCAGCTTCAGATTGGAACTTGGAGACATTACTGATGCACATAGCGTAATGGGTATCTTATCTAATAACGATGATGTAGATGAAGTCTACAACCTAGCGGCTCAGTCGCATGTAGGAGTCTCTTTTAAGCAACCCGGTCTCACTTGGGATATAACAGGCAAAGGTGTTTTAAATATTTTACAAGGAATCGTAGATTTAGAGATTGACTGTAAATTTTACCAAGCATCATCAAGCGAGATGTTTGGAGACTCATACGATGTCGATGAGAATGGAAACAAATATCAAGACGAAGAAACAAAGTTTTTACCTCAATCACCTTATGCAATAGCAAAGTGTGCTGCGCACTATATGGTGAGACTGTTCCGAGAAGCCTACGGCTTACATGCAAGTGCCGGAATCCTATTTAACCATGAGGGAGAGAGGCGTGGTGAGAATTTCGTTACCAGAAAAATTACGAAATGGATAGGAGACTATTCCAGTTGGGCATCAGGGCAAGGTTTGGATATAACGGAAGAACAACATTTTTATTTTGACTTTGGAGAGGACGGCGATTGGATTGGCACAAGACGAAGTGAGTTTCCAAAGCTACGCTTAGGTAATTTGAAATCGTTCCGAGACTGGGGTTATGCAGGCGACTATGTAAATGCTATGTGGACTATGCTTCAGCAGCCCCTTCCAGATGATTATGTAATCTGTACTGGTAAAACTTATACAATAGAAGAATTTCTTGATGCCGCATTTGCTTATGTAGGTATTGAGGATTGGAGCAAGTATGTAGTGGTTGACCCTAAATTTTATAGACCTGCCGAGGTAGACTATTTAAGGGGTTCAGCTAAAAAAGCCCGTGAGGTGTTAGGATGGACACCAGAGAATGATTTAGTAGGTCTAGTTAACATAATGATGAAGCACGATTTGGATGAAGATATATAAAGTTTATCTAGATATGACGCTGGTTATATCGAGGTTAAAAAAATATAGAATTTATGAATACAACGCCAGCGCACCCATAGTTTTTTTAGAGGCATCTAATCCAGATGAGGCGTGCTTTAAGGCTCTCTACGGACTTATAAAAAGAATATTAGATCAAGACTCCTCTGACGAAGCCAAGGAAATATGTGAAGACATCAAACAAGACGTTCGGGTTGTTAAAGTGAGTACAACATGAGAAGAAATTACGACGACCCTGTATACAAGGACTGGAGGAGAAAAGTATATAATCGGGATAAAAGAAGGTGTCAGATGCCCGGATGTAACTCAAGGTATAAATTGCAAGCGCACCACATAAAAAAATGGTCAACAGCGGCCATTCTTAGGTATGACGTTGATAACGGTATAACATTATGCAGAAATTGCCATGACTCTATAAACGGCTTAGAGTCACATTATGAATCTCTGTTTAACGAAATAGTGCAAAACAAAAAATGAGTAAATACAAGCAAGCACCCGAGTTCACAGTGATAAAGGACACTAGAGAACAAGAGGGATACTATTTCAGCAAATATAACACATGTGCTGGAATGGTCGAGAGAAAGTTAGACACTGGAGACTACAGCATTGAGGGCATGGAGAACCTGATATGTATAGAACGAAAGGGGTGCGTAGAAGAACTGGCTCAAAATCTAGGTCAGAAAAAACACGCATTCCTTAATGAGATTGAGAGAATGAAAGAAATCCCTCATCGTTTTATAGTATTAGAATTTTCATTAGAGG